AAAATGGACGCTTTCTCGAATGGCAACTCAGAAAGAACGAATCTTGGATCGAAGTATGTGGATCAGTCATAAAAGTTTTTTAGAAAGTTTAACCAATGAAAATAATTAAAAATAGTATAGGTAAAAAAGAAGCAGCTACTATTCGAGAGACCTTAATTCAGTCTCAATTCCCCTGGTATTATAATGAAGGGAAAGTTTATACCAAAGCCAAGCATAAATACGACTTTCAATTTTGTCATACGTTCTATACTGAATTTAGTATTCGTAGTCCTCAGTTTTTTTATTTATTAAATCCTATTTTAGAAGTATTAAAACCGGATGCGTTGCAGCGAATCAAAGCTAATCTGAATCCTGTGACTGACAAGACTCAGGTTTTTGATTACCACACGGATCATGATATTAAAAAGAATTTTAAAACAGCTATCTATTATGTCAATACGAATAATGGATACACTTTATTTCCTAATGGAAAAAAAATAACATCCGAAGAGAATAAACTTGTTGTCTTTGATAGTCAGACCAAACATTGTGGAACAACCTGTACGGATAAAGAAAATAGAATAGTAATAAACTTTAATTATATATGATTGAAAAGAACGTATTTGATTTTAAAAAAGAGATTGATTTTAATTATGTATGCGATCTTGTTGATCTTCATAATTTTGAATCCTCTATTAGTAGTGATCATCTTACGAACTACGTCCTGAAAGGGGTATTCAAAATAAAAAATATACAGCTCCATGACGACTTTAAATCTCTCTATGCCTATTGCGAAAAAGAATTTAACCCCGAAAAGAAACATTCTAATATGTTCATGTTTTTCTCGATGAAAAGTGGGGGTGCTAGCATTACTCATAAAGATCCTGAATGCGTATATATTATTGGCGTTAAAGGAAAAACATGGTATAAGGTAGGGGATAAAGAAGGAATGGTAGAAAAAGGAGACTTATTAAAAATACCGGCGCAGGTAACGCATACCGCTATTGGATTAACTCCTCGAATCGTACTGTCCTATGGAATCTTTTAATATGAGTTTTAAAAAAAATAAATATACAGTTATAAAAAATATTATAACCCCTGATTCAGCGAGCTTTTTAATGGGCTATACTCTCTTAAAAAGAAAAGTTTTAGATACCATGAAAAGATATAAATTTGTGTCTCCTTATGAAACTATCTTAGGAGAGTTTGGAGATTCACAGGTACCGGGGACCTATAATCATTACGGAGACATAGCGATGGATACTTTACTTCAAGTGTTAAAGCCTTTGATAGAGGACAAAGCCAAAATGAAATTAGTTCCAACCTATTCTTATCAACGTGTTTATAAGAAAGGGGATATCTTAGAACGACATACCGATCGAAACAGCTGTGAGATATCTGGGACTCTAAATTTAGGAGGAGACCCCTGGCCTATCTATGTTAAGAAAAACAATAAAGAGATTAAACTTGATTTAAAACCTGGTGATATTCTTTTGTATCATGGGTGTGAAATAGAGCACTGGAGAGAGCCTTTTTTAGGTAATTTCTGTGTTCAAGTTTTTCTACATTATAATCAAGCGAGTGCTAAGGACCCTAATATGTGGGATGGTCGACCCCATCCAGGCCTTCCAGGCTGGTTCATCAAAAAATAAAGTTTATTTCTTCTCTAATCTCTGTATAATGCCGACGTATGCTACAAAAAGTAAATTTTTTACCAGGATTCAACAAACAAGTTACACCCACCGGAGCCGAGGCTCAATGGACGGGGGGAGATAATGTCCGTTTTAGATACGGCTCACCTGAAAAATTAGGGGGCTGGGATCAATTAGGCGGAGATAAACTAACTGGAGCTGCAAGAGCTTTACACCATTGGGATGATAATGGTGGAGTGAAGTATGCAGCCATTGGTACTAACAGAATTTTATACGTTTTTTCAGGGGGACAATATTATGACATCCACCCTATTAAGAATACAATTGCCGGCTGTGATTTTTCTACCACGATGGGACAACCCACTGTCACAATAACTTTTCCCACTCCTCATGGAATGTCGGAAGATGATATTGTTTTATTAGACACGGTTACCACGCTTACGGGGTCGAGCTTTGCAGTTTCAAAATTTGAAGATAAAAAATTTATGGCTACGTCTATTCCAAGTGCAACCACGATTACAATAACCATGACCACTAACGAAACATCAGGTAGTACTTCTAATGTTGGAAGTGCACGAGCCCAAACTTACTATAGTGTGGGACCTGAACAAGAACTTGGAGGGTATGGTTGGGGGACAGGACAATGGTCAGGAACGGCGTCCGGTCCTGCGACAACAACTCTAGTGTCAACGATTGCAGCCGATGCTGGTGTGACGAGTGTTACCTTAACCACTTCAGTCGCCTTCCCTTCTACTGGAACCATTAGAATTGGAACAGAGGATATTACTTTTACAGCTAACAACACTAGCACAGGAGTTTTAAGTGGAGGATCTCGGTCTGTTAATGGAACTACGTTAGCGGAGCACACAGCAGGAGCCACTATTACAGATATTACTGACTATGTAGGTTGGGGCGCTACTTCTGGATCGGGAGTAACTCTCGAACCGGGCTTATGGGTTTTAGATAATTACGGAACTAAACTCATCGCTTTAATTTATAATGGAGCATGCTTTGAATGGGATGCTGCAGCCGGTAATCCTACAGAAAATCGTGCAACCATTATAAGTGGAGCACCTACAGCTTCCAGACACGTTTTAGTTTCACCTACTGATCGTCACTTAATTTTCTTCGGAACTGAAACCACGATTGGTGATACTTCAACTCAAGATGCCATGTTTGTTAGATGGTCAGATCAAGAAGATTTAAATACTTATGAGCCAACCGCAACAAACACCGCAGGAACTCAACGACTCGCTAATGGGTCTCAAATTATGGGAGCGATTCGAGGTCGGGATGCTATTTATATATGGACCGATTCAGCACTCTTCTTAATGCGTTTTGTTGGTCAGCCTTTTACCTTTTCATTTGAATCAGCCGGTACTAACTGTGGACTTCTTGGTAAGAATGCGTGCATCGAAGTAGATGGTACTGCCTTCTGGATGTCTGAAAATGGCTTCTTTCAATATGCCGGTCAGCTTCAATCCATGCCATGTCTTGTTGAGGATTATGTTTTTGATGATCTGAATAGTACATCTAGAAATTTAATTAACTGTGGGCTTAATAACTTATTTGGAGAAGTGAATTGGTTTTATTGTACTGCAGATTCTAACGTCGTAGATCGAGTGGTGACTTATAACTATTTAGAATCCGTGATGCTTAAGAAACCGATATGGTATACAGGCTCCTTAGCTCGAACTGCTTGGGCCGACTCTTCTATCTATGACAAACCTCATGCATGTTATTATAATAATGGAGATGATGATTCGTTTGATGTGGTAGGAAATACGAACGGTATCACTATATACTATCAACACGAAACAGGGACCGATCAAGTGGATTCCGGAGGAGCAGTGACTGCTGTACTCGCTACCATTACTTCAGGAGATTTTGATATTACTCAGAAAAGAGCGGCACAAGGACAACTTTTAGGGGCTCCCGATATACGAGGAGATGGGGAATATATTATGAAGATCAGAAGATTCCTTCCTGATTTTCTTACTCAGACCGGGGACACTCGAATTACTTTAATGTTGAGAGATTATCCCAATGATGCAGCTGCAAGTTCTTCGTTAGGACCCTTTACAATCACCAGTTCTACTGATAAAGTCGACACACGCGCAAGAGCAAGAGCTATTGCGCTTAAAATAGAAAACACCGCAGTTTCACAAGACTGGAAACTGGGAACATTTAGACTGGACATACAACCAGACGGGAGAAGATAATGGCAACATACGACTATCGAAGCAACATAATGGATGAAAGATTTCCAGGTCAAAATCAAATCTATCAAAACATGGATGAACAGATGAATTATCGTGGAGCCGATCCATTTAGTAGTTTCAATTCAGGGATAGGAAGCTTTTATGGCCAACCCAATATTTATCCTGGCAGCGAATATTCACCTCACAGAGGATTTGAAGAAATGCAATCTGATGAAACAGTTCAAACTCCAGAAAAGACAGGATTTCTAAGCAATCTAAAAAGTAAATTTAGCAACTTCAAGTTTCCAAGTGTTTTGGGACTGGCAAAACAAGCCATTGAGCCTAATACCCCTGAGGAAAAATTCGGTCTCGGATATTTTGAACCGTCAATGACTTCTTCTGGAAGAATATGGGAAGGTTTTGCACCCAATGATGTATTTGGTGGAATTAATGTAGCCAGTGCATGGGGAGAAGGAGCAGCAGCAGCGGGTCAAAAAAGAGTTGATAAAATTGATGCGACTATTCAAAGACTGACTGAGCTCGATGCCGATAAACATGCACAAACAATAGAGAATTTAAAGAAAAGATCACTCGTATTTCAAAATCAACTTAAAAAATATAATCAAGATTTAAAAACTGCTACGGGTGGTACAGATACAACCACAATTACCCCTACTACAGGTACCGACACAACTGGTGGAAGTGACAGAAGAAATGTTAGTCACTATAGACCTGGAGGACATCATATGACTAGAAGCCAGAATCAGGGAGGATTAGGCTTAACTCAAAGGCAAGCTTCAGATATTTCAAGAGCAAATAGAGCAGCAGGTATGAAAGGCTGGGGATTAGCTGAAGGTGGCAGACCCGGTTATGCATACGGAGAATTTGTAGATGATGAAAATATAAATGTAGAAGGACCCAGTTTTGATGTTGATGAAAATATTGAAACGGCTGGATTTATTGATCC